ACAAACCTGGAGCGACATCCAACAATAAGATGGGCGGGTTTAACATTTGGGAGCCGATTCTGATTTATGGCGAGGGCTATCCAAAACAATCCGGCGGGGATGTTTATGTCGCAACTCCTCATAATTTCCATCGTGGCCCAGAACGTGAGCATCCATGCCCAAAACACATCGGGCTGTGGACATGGTTAGTTGAAACTTTAAGCCGCACGGATGAAACGTTGCTAGACCTGTTCATGGGCAGTGGGACCACGCTCCGGGCTGCGAAGGACTTGGGGCGGAAGGCCATTGGTGTCGAGATTGAGGAAAAGTATTGCGAGATTGCCGTCAAGCGGCTGGCTCAAGAGGTATTGTTGTAGATGCCGGAAAATAACTGGTCAAAGATACTCTTCCACCGTTGGCTGGACGAGGATATCCGAATCCCCGAAGGGAGCGTTTGCCCCAGGTGTGACCAACTGATGCGTATCCCGGAACAGATGCTGGTCTTGGCCCAACGCAGAGACTACTACGTAGACGAGGATGGGAAGACTATCAACCGGACCGGGGTTAGATTCTGTGACTGCCCACCGGTTTTAGAAGAGAAAATTAGGCCGAGGTACAGCGAATGAAGCGGGTACGAGCCGCCAGGGAGGCCGGGTGAGACTGCTGGATTTATTCTGCAAAGCTGGAGGCGCAGCAGTTGGCTACAATCGTGCTGGCTTTGATGAGATCGTGGGGGTAGACATCCAGCCCCAGGCGCGGTATCCGTTCCAATTCATCTTGGGGAATGCTTTGGAGTACCTAGTGCAACACGGGCATGAGTTCGACGCCATCCACGCATCCCCACCGTGCCAAGCATTCTCATCCATGAAAGGTATGTGGAATGCTAAACCCCATGATGATTTACTTACACCTATCCGCACTTTGTTGATAGCGACAGATAAACCTTACGTGATTGAAAATGTACCAGGAGCGCCTATGGAAAACTATATTTGGTTGTGTGGGTCGATGTTTGGGTTAGGCTCACACGATGCCGAATTACGTCGCCATCGTTGGTTTGAAATACATCCGGCGATGATTTGGTTACGGCCACCATGCGGTCATCACTGGAAGTCACGAACAAATACGGTATTGAGTCATGGTGGCAATGGGGGTAGTCGCACAGTTGGGGTATATGGGCATAGTGGTGGACATTCTATCCGGGACAATACTCAAGGATTTTCCAAAGAAGAACGTCAGCAAGCTATGGGCATTGATTGGATGCTGGGAGACGAGCTAGCCCAAGCCATCCCGCCAGCATACACAGAATTCATAGGCAAGCGGCTGCTGGAGATCCTGTGACCTGCTCCCACCATTGGCAATTAAAAGCGGTCTGGGAACTAGAGTACCGGAAGCAACGCTGGAGCCCAAGCGTCTGCAAGAAATGCGGAGAAAAGAAAACGTTTGACAACTCGCCGCCGGACGCTTGGACGTTCGGTAGAGGGACATTCGGGAAGCCAACGGAGCATAAGTAGGCCATGAAGCAAATCACATTGACGAATGCTGAAGCTACTCGCTTATTTTTGGTGCTGGAGGAATTGTATAAAGACAATGATTCTAAGTCTTATGTGGCAAATGGGAAGCATCCCGCCTGGAAACATTCAGCCTTTATCAGTAGCGTGGGGATGTGTGACTTAAACAGCATTATGAATAAGCTGGTCGGTGGCCACCAGTAACCGGAGGGGAGAGCGATGGAAGTTGGAACAGCTAACGGAACAGTCCTGAACCTTGGGGAATGGATAGACCAACAAGTTAAGCAGTTGACGTTGCTCTACATTTACTTGACTGTACAGGACCCACAGAGATTGAAACGAGTTGTTTACGACAGCCGTGCCCCGGCACAGGCAGCGGAGGTGGCTAGGTGACGGCAGCTTTTGTGTGCAACGCCATTGTCAAAGAGCCTGAGTATCATTTCTGTACTGAGATAGCTACTTGGCATGCGGAATATTCCGATAGGGAATTCTTTGTTTGTGACGCTCACCGTGAGTACGTTCGGGAAGCCCGACGTGGAGATCACAGTTACGATCAGGGCGGTATTTCATGGAGGTCGGGGGCAGGCGAAATTGAATACGATTCGTGGCCTGAACCCCGGGAGCCCGGGGAACGATGACGCTGGTAACTGAGAAACAGTTTCAGCAAACGGTCAGAGAGATGGCTAAAGCCTTTGGGTGGACGGAGTAAACATGGTTAGAATGGCGGATTTTCCAGATGAGATCGTTCTAGAATGGCTGATTAACGAAAAGGGATTCAGCCATAATGGGGCACGGACATGCTTAGAGAACTTTCGCTCAAGCATGATGTTCGCGGGGATAGACACAACTACAGAATACGAACGCCAACGGCGGTTTGAAGCTGTAGTACGAAGAGTTCGGGCCAACCAGTAATCAGGGCCACCAGTAGCCGGAGGGGAGAGCGATGGAAGATCGGGAGTTAATGCAATTCACGTGCGAACGGTGCGGGAAGTTCGTTGAACGTTCATTACCAACAATGGTTGATACTCAAGGGTTGTGCTGGGATTGTGCGTTGAAGCAATTCTATGCCCAGGCCAGCGTGCGCGATGCGCTAATTGAAGCTGCGCCTGACTGTCCTAGTTGTGGTGAACGTCACTTAGGATTCTGCCAGACCCCCGGCACAGGCAGTGGAGGTAGCTGATGCTAGTTTGCCCACAATGTAAAGGGAAAACTAAAGTGACGGACAGTAGACCCAATCCTGACGGCCATCGACGCCGACACGATTGCTTAGATTGTAAGTATCGGTTCACTACACAAGAGATTATCGTACCTGCGCATCCAGGACGGCCTACCGATTTAGGGCCGTGGAATCCGACAACTTTTATGGGCATGGTAGACACTGGAGGGCCGGGTGGCTAGTCCGAGGGAACGATGACGCTGGTGCTGTGGCTCCCTTTGCCGCCCAAGGAACTGTCGCCCAACGCCGGGAAGAAGTGGAACGTTCACAAGATCAACCGCATCACCCAGAAGGCCCAGAGCGACACAATAGCACGGATATTCGAGCAGCAGTCCCGTGGGGAGCCTTTGACCCGTGCAACGGTCACAGTGACGTTCGTGGTGCCAACACGGGGGCGTAGAGACTTGGATAACCTTATCGCTGCGGCCAAGCCGTTCATGGACGCTCTTACTTTAGCCGGCGTGATTAAAGACGACGACGCAAAGACTATCAAGATGGACTACCGCCCCATCGAGTATCGAAAAGGAATCTCAGAGACAATTATTGAGGTGAATGATGGGATATTTCAGTAATGGGACCGAGGGGCAGATGTACCAAGAGCGATATTGCAACCGGTGCATTCACGATGACCCAGACAAAGGATGTCCTATTTGGGGAGCGCATCTTCTATATTCCTATGAACTATGCAATGTACCAGCCATGGAATCACCAGGCAAAGCCATGTTGGATATGTTCATTCCCCTGGGCGGGACAACTAACGAGCAATGTACGATGTTTGTGGAGGCCCCTGATGCTCGTACCTGACGGAGCCCGGCTGCCGGGCGAGACGCCCTACGATGCTGACTTAGCCAAGTGGGCGCAAAGGCAACTTGAGGGGAGTCGCCATGCGGCAACCATGATCGTCGCTTTAATGGGGAAGAAAGAAGGTTACCTTCGAGGAGCCGCCGCCACGGAGTACGCCGCCAGCTACTATGAGGCTGAGATAGCGGAGAACTGGCGTCACATCAATTTACTGTACGACCAACTTGCGGAGGCTGTGATCCGCACGGAGCCGTACCGGGCGCTGGTGGCAGCGGCGGAGAGAGCAACTACAGGACGGCACGGGATAGCCTCCATGCGCGTGGCACAAGATGAACTAAGAACCGCTCTGGTACCGATACGGGAGATGGAGGGAGCGACGCTAGGAGACGATGATGCCGCGTAATTCGGTCACAGAAGACACCCCACTCGGCCCCAAGATCATAGTCAAGGATGGGTTCGCATATTGCCGGGTTTGCCACAAGGTCAACCGTTGTTATTGCAGGCCATTCTATCTGATTGGTCATTCAGTCAAGTGTGACTGCGGCGAGGACCTGGAGCAGGCCCGAAAGGAGGCAACTGATGACCCAGCAGCCTGAGCCACTAGCCCGGCGCAAGGGGCCGTGCCTCGAATCAACTGATTGCCAAGGTAGACACCACAAAAATTGTCCGTGCAACGGGACCGGCGAGATTTACCTGAACCCCACGTTGCTAGAGCGGTGCCAACCACCCAAGGAAGACGCCCCCTGTATTGATGGCTCAATATTCGTTGATGGTCCAGGGTGGATACCGCACCAAGACTGCCACGGCACCGGCTACGTGGATGTGACCACCGTGGAGAAGCTGTGGGCGGTGGCAGGTGCGTCATCTCTGAGATTTAAGATGGTATGTGAAATAATAATAGGAGATTTAGAGAAGGCACATCAATTTTTGCGTTACTGGTTTGGGGAGTTGACCGAACCCGAGCGCATCCAGGCCCTAGAGACGGCTATCGAGGAGGCGCGGGGGTGATCTCAGGATGCCCTAGGCATGATTGGCATTTCCAGTATGAAGATGAAACACACCGCTGTTATTCTTGCGAGAACTGTGGAGTGGTACGCTGGCGAAAAAAGAAGGCCAGAAAGGAGGCCCCAGATGCCTGACGCCCAAGAAGCGCTGCTGATGGAGATGGAGGTGCCGTGCAGGAAATGCTCAGGTGTTGGGCGCGTACAATTATTACCCCACCTGGCACCCCAGTTGCCCTGCCCCGACTGCGGCGGCTCCGGCACCAGGAAACCGCTACAGGAGCTGTGTGTCGAATGTGGAGGGCGTAACTTCTACGGGAATTGTGCTTGTGGTAACGGCTATGTCCCCAACATCTCCATGGAGACGATGCTGGAGGCGATACGGGCCAAGGGGTGGCTGGCAAGCGTCAATCAGACATTGGACTACGACGCAGTAACCATCTTGAGCATCAGTGAGGATATTGCGCCGATACGTCGTATGAGCCGGGTCGGAATGAAAGACGGTCTCCGTGGCCCCGACGCCCTGCGATTGGCGCTGGAACGGGCTCTGGAGGCGGCAACAGAATAAATGGGAGAGGTAGATGTGTAAGAAAGGAAATCAGACGGTCAACGTAGCCTGCTACGTCGAGGCGATCAAACGGGTAAAGAAACCCAACCCGAGTAACCAGGAAATCCAGCGGTTGGTAAAAGAAAACGGCGGGTGTTTGAAGCCCGCCGCGGTCACCAGAGATGGGCTGTAGGGTCGGTTCACCCAACCATTGTAGCCTGTGGGTGTGTGCTGCAAGGCTGACCCTCATGGGTATGCCAGTCTCCAGAATGGCTGTCTTGGCGGCAATCCTTGTAGCAGGCGCACATTTCGGAGGCGACTATCTCACCGGCAAACTTCACGAACTCCAGCATGTAAGGATTGATACCTCCGTGGTCTCTTGGTTCTCTTGCCCATGCTAAGACTGCCTTTGCTAATTTGCGTTGGTCTTCCATCATTCCCCCCTTCGCATCTCATAGGCGACGGCCCGGCCCATGATTTGTTGCTGTTCTTTTATGGTTTGGTGTTCGATGGTGCAACCAGGTTGGCAGGTGTGGATGGTGACTGTGACGTGTTTATCGGCTCGACGTTGGGCCTTGAGGTAGTCTAGGGCACCGATCTGCCATTCGGTCAAATGTTTCAAGCCCCATAGCTGGAACATTTCGATAACTTCTAGGCTGTCATATGGACTCAGCCCTTTATTAACTACGTGGTTCTGTTCATCAATTCCCATGAGAATCACCGGGCAATAGGTGCCAGCCTTGGGTTTATTCCACCGGCCGGTTTTAGGATTTTTGGTCTGGGATACCATACGTTGACCGTGGCCTTTCTTGGTCTCGACCCAGTAGCGTATGCAGGTACGAAGGCGGAAACCGTAGGGGTAATCTTCCACATTGTAGGCTGTTTCGGGGTCAGTGTGCCCGCTGATTGGGGTTGATAGTTGGTAGGTATCTGTTGTCATGTTTTCCTCCAGTAACTTACTTATGGAAGTAAGATAAACCCATTAACCTACCTTGTCAAGTATCACTTTATGGAGTAAGATAAGGGGCATGGTTGAGCAGATAATGATCAATGTCCCGGGCTGGAAGTGCCAACGGTGCGGCCATGAATGGATTGGCCGGCTGGTACGGCCGAGGATATGCCCATGGTGTAAGACTTCGTATTGGGACCGGCCACGGCGTGTGGTAGAATAAGTCAACGGCGCGAAGCCACGACATAAGGTTAAAACCCGTAAAGGTCAACGCGGCCCAGGGAGCGAGAGCTTCTTGGGCCGTTTTTATTATCTGAAAGGATAGTGAATGGTCACTGTCAAAGTAGCACGGGCCACGTCCTGGGCTCAGGTTGAAGAAGCGGCCGGCATCACCCAAAGGTGCATCCAGCCTCAAGGGGATCGGATAGCGCCGGGATCCAACTGGGCCAAGGCGCAAGAGACGTGGGAACTGCTCAAAGACGACATCGTTTATTTCATCTTGACAGAGCCCAGCTATCCAAATCAGATAAAGGGATATGCCCGGCTGTTCAACACGACTCCCGGGTTCAACTACGTGAACAATCCCACATGGGCGATTGATTACATGTGGCCTTCGTCGGCCGAAGCGGTTGTCCTGATCGCGGATCTGTTGCCTGGCAACGTTTTGGTCAAGGCGTTTTTCAGCAATGACCCACTGGTCCGGCATTGGCCCAAGGTGGCGTTGGGATTGGCGATACCCGACGTGCCTTACCGGGTCCATTCGGAGAAGGTGGCGGACTGGCTGGTCGTGATCCCTTGACTGGCTTGGAACAACGAAGGTTGGAGATCATTGCTGACGCGATTGGCGAATACAAACCCGAGGACGGGACTTTCGACAACGCATCATTTCTATCCCCGCGGCGGATTTACTTGCAGTTGATCGTGATGGCGCTGAGAGCAGAGCCGGAGGAGATGGCGGCGTGATCGAAGCGGTTGCAGTCGGTCTATTCTTTTTGACGGTGTTGTTGTTCGTGACTGATCGGAAGGGGATGTAGGCGTGAATATCGTTAGAGCTTGGCATCAACTGTGGTGCAACTTTGAACATCACCGGTGGACCGATGGGTGGTCTTGCTCCAGTAGCTTAGATTTTGTTCGTAAGCGGGATGGTTAAATGACCACCCTCCGACCCCAACACCAACTGTTTGTTCAAGAATTCTTGGTGGATTTCAATGCGACTGAAGCTGCCAAGAGGGCCAAGTACAGCATTCGTTCGGCTGGGCAAATTGGCTTTGCATTATTGAAAAAACATGAAATCCAGGAAGCTATCGCGGAACGGCAACAAGAACTGGCCGACAAGATCAAGGTTACGCAGGAAATGATTGTGGCTGAGTACGCTCACATGGGCTTTGCTAACATGCGTGACTACGCCACTTGGGGGCCGGATGGGGTCACTCTTAAAGATTCCAGTGAGCTGTCTCAGGGTGCTGCGGCGGCGGTAATGGAAGTGTCCGAGACAACGATCAAGGATGGCGGTACGGTCAAGTTCAAGCTCCACGACAAGAAGGGGGCCCTGGACTCGTTGGCCAAGCACCTGGGTATGTTCATTGAGCGCCAAGAGATAACAGTCGAGACTCGAGAGCCCATCAAACGACTGATAATCATGATGCCGAGTGACGGAAAGGCACCATCGGACCCTTACCCGGATGAACCGAAATCGTTGCAGAACGGGCATAACCCGGAATGACCACGGCTGAAGTACAGACTGTTCCGCCTTTTCGGGAGATTTTACCTAACGGCGACCTCAATATAAGTTTTCATTCTGGGCAGCAGAGAACCTGGAATAGCACACGCCGTTTCGTAGCCATGTTGGCCGGGACCAAAGGAGGGAAGACCTGTTTCGCTCCGGTGTGGTTGCAGCGTGAGATTGAGACTTGTGGCTCTGGCGACTACATGGTGGCCACTTCCACCTTCGACGTGTTCCGGCTGGCCCTCTTGCCGCTGTTCCGGGAGCATTTTGAGTATGACTTGGGCATAGCCCGATATTGGTCTGGGTCCAAGACGTTCGAGCTGGCCGAGGATTTGATTCCTGGTAAGTTCTGGGCCAAGCATGCTGACGACAAGATGTGGGGCCGCATCATCTTGCGTTCAGCCGACGCCGAGGCCGGACTGGAATCGGCAGAGTTCAAAGCGGCTGTGGTGGATGAAGCCGATCATCCCAACTTCCGTCGCACTGCCTGGGAAGCCATTCAACGGCGTCTGTCACGGACCCAGGGGCGGGTGTTGTTCATCTCCACCGTCTACCAGTGGGATTGGCTCAAGACGGACATCTATGACGCTTGGAAAGCAGGCGACCTCGATATGGACGTCATCCAGTTCGACAGCACTGAGAACCCCACGTTCCCCGTGGCTGAGTACGAACGGGCCAAGCGCACGATGCCGGTGTGGAAACACAACATGTTCTATCGCGGCCTGTTTGAGCGGCCAGCCGGGATCATCTACGACTGCTTCGACGAAGACACTTGCAAGATCAAGCGGTTCGCTTTGAATCCGGAATGGCCCAGATATGTGGGCCATGACTTTGGTCCCGTAAACATGGTGGCTAACTGGTATGCCCAGGACCCGGGCACCGGATATCTCTATATGTATCGAACCTATCACGAGGGTGGGATGTCCGGCTTTGACCACGCTCAGAAGTTCAAGGAACTGTCCCAGGGCGAGAATATCATCAAACGGATCGGCGGATCTCCAACAGAAGACGGTTGGCGGGGTGAGTTTACCGCTGCTGGCTGGCCAATCCAGAAGCCAAAGGAAAGCGAGGTTTGGGTTGGGATCAACCGGGTCAATGGGATGCATAAAGACAATCGAATATTCGTGTTTGACGACTGCCACGACTATCTAAGAGAGAAGTTGACCTACAGCCGAGAACTCGACCAGAATTATGAACCTATTGAGAACACCATCAAGGACAAGTCGACGTTCCACCATATGGACGCCGAACGCTACGCCATGCTGGACTTCAAGCCAGAGATGGCGACAGGGAGTAACGAGATCCACATCCAGAGCTTTAAGCCGAAAGGACGTTGAGTATGGATGGACCAGGACTGACTGACGCTGAAAAAGCGCGTTATCAGGTAAGTAATGCAGAGCATGGTGATTACCTTGACGGGTATTCTACCGCAGGTTTTGATGCCGCTACCCGGAAGGCATTGTGGGTTGCCCGTCGTTGGGTGTGGGATAACCGTGACAGCATCCATATTGGAGCGGCCTTTACCGATTGGTTGACCAGTATGGAAGTCGAGCCTTGGGAGGAGCCCATTCAGGCTATCTGATGTTTGACACGGTAAATGAAATCAAGGAGCTGATTAAGGAGAAAGAGGCCGAGAAGGACGAGCTGGACAAGCGTTTTGAGGCCCATTGGGACCTTTTGACCTTGAAGCCCTTTGAGTCGGATAAGGGCAAAGGACATGAATCCTACACCAGCTCATCCCCAAAGAACCATTTCGATGGCGTGTTGGATGGCGTTAACCGGGCGGATATCAAGATGCAAATCCAGTTGCCCGACAACGCCACCAAATCACAAAAGGACTCTGCTCAAGAAGGCGAACTGTACTTGCTCGGCGCTCTAAATGCTATCGACCGGCGCCTAGTCAGGATGGGTGAACCGCCGCTACGCGAAGGGTTAGCGCACTACATCAACTCCCGTGGTTGGTTCGGCCTGCGGGCATTGGTTTACGTCCCTGAAGGGAAGAAAGACACGGTTTTTGACGTGATGCCATGGGATCCATTGCATATGACTTGGGAGCAAGGAGTTAATGGCCTGATCTGGGCTGCGTATACCCGTTGGATGACCAAGGCGCGCATATTTTCAGAGTTCGGTTTTGAGCTTAATGGCAACGCCAA